TAGTACGAATTTTTCTGAGGGCGACTGCCCTCTTTACTTTTAAGGAGAAACGGTGATACTAGCACTACTCAGATATATATTTTTTGAAATGCCGTCATCATTTCTTGAGGGACTTTCATACATCTTATTCGATAAAGAAGAAATAATTTCAACGAATTACGAAGTAAGAAAACTAAGAAAACCGATAAAAAAAGAAGCGATATTAAGGCATTATTTAGAGCAATGTTACAAACAAGTAAACAAAGAGCAAAAGGGCAACAATGAGAAATGATTGGATTAAAATAAAAAACTATTATATTCATCATTCAATAAGTTTGGAAGATTTGGCGAAGAAATTCAAACTCTCAAAAACAATCGTAGCTAAGCATAGCCGAGAGGAGGGTTGGGTAAAGCTAAAGCAAGAGAAATTGCCTGAAATTGATAGAAAAGTTGCACAACAAACAGTTAAAACAATTGTAGATAGAAAAGTTAAAGCGAACGAAAGACATAACGAATTATTTGACAAAGGTTTAGAAATAGCAGAATTATTACTTAATCAATACTTATCAGAATTACGAGAAGGAAAAAAGAAAACAAAAGCTAGTGCATACAATTTAGATTTTATTATGAAAGCCATAGCCAACGCACAAAAGGGACAACGTCAAGCACTCAACATAGATAAAGAAATCGCACAAGATGTTGAACCTGAAATTAGAATTATCAATGGAATAAATTTAGACCAAATATGATATGTTTTTATCACTTTTTTACGGGGTTGATGATATCAAATGGGAAAACAGAAATTAGTCCGAATGACTGATGAGCAGAAGAAAAAGGTCGAATTTTTAAAGAATTTGTTTGATTGCTCAGAAAATACGGTCATCAGAATTGCAATCGAAAAACTTTATAAGGAATATTCAAAGTGATTATCGAGACGATTAAACCTAATCCGATTACATTCGGATACAAATCTCCCTTGAAGTCTGAATGGATAAAGAATAAGGAAATGCAGAAAAGAGTTCAATACGGACTTTATGGAGATAAACTCACAGCCAAAACAATTAGTCTTGAACACTTGCTCCCTCATTCACTGGGTGGGAAAACTACTCTAAGTAATTTAGCAATAGCAAGCAAGAGTAAAAATTGTCTGAGAGGAAACAGACCAATTACAGAATTTCTTACATTTCAAATGGTGAAAGATTATTTACATTCAAAAAACGTGGAAAACATTCAAAAAGTTAGGAATAAAAAATGAGTTTTGAATACATTACAGACAAAGATAATAAAGAACGCAAACTTTCTGATGACGAAATTAGCAAATTAGCTGAAAGAATTTCATCAGATTTTGACAATTATAACGGCAGACGCTCTCAAAATTTGCAACAATCTGAAGATTTAATCAATGAAATTTTCTTCAAAAAGTCAGAAACTAAAAAATCTAACGAAGAAAATGGATACACAACTTCCGAAGATGAGAAGTATGAAGCGTGGAAAACTAAAGTTAAAATGTGCAAAACTTATATGTTTTATCAAGTTTTAAAAGCATTTATTTGGAAAAACGTCTATGCTAATCCGAATTCTATGTTTGATGTTTCAGGCGAAAATCAAGAGAGCGATAACGACAGCAACAAGCAAAAAGCAATGTTAGTCGATATCTTAGACAAAATGGACTACACAAAGACTTGTGATAAGATTATGGACTATGCTCTATTGCACGGTGAAATAATCTCTTTTGTTGCTTGGAAAAAGAAATCCCAAGAGTTCAGAAAGAAAATTGAAAAAGAGGATTTGTTGAAACCGAACGCTCTTAAGGCTATTGCAAAAGGTAAATTCCATTTCATTGATGAGAAACCAATATATGACAATCCTTTTGTTTATCCAGTAAATCCTGCTAACTTTGTATTTGACGCAGCACAAAAAGAAAACTGGGACGAATGTCCTAAAATCTACAAGTCATACAGAGTGCCTGAGGATATTATCAACAACAAATATTACAAGATTTCTGATGAAGTAGCTCAAGCTATCAGAAATGAAGTTGACAAAGATGTAAATGCTGTTTCTTCTCAACTTGATACAGATTTGGAACACAAAACAAATAATTCTAAGACTGTTGAAGTCTTGGAACACTGGGGAAATCTTACCCTCAAAGACGGTACAGTATTAAAGAATTGGCACGTGGTGGTTGTTGCTCGTAAATACGTTGTACGCTTTGAAAAAAATAACAGAATAGTAAATCCTTTCACATACGGTAGTTGGATTAACGATCCCGAAACAGGCAGAGGAATTTCGCCACTATATTGTGTTCTATCTTTAGCCGAACTTCAAGAAGATTTGATGAATAGAACTTGCGATATGCAAACTTTACAGGAAAATCCACCAATCTATGCACCTAAAGGGTTCTTTGATGATGAAGAAGTCAAACTTTATCCAGGCAAGATTATTGAGTTTGGAGATAATCTTTCTCCAAGTGAAATTAAACCTATGGAATTTTCTGTATCAATCTTCCTTAATGATATAACTTTTGTTTCTGATTTAATGGCAGAAATTTCAGGGATATTCCCTAATATGGCAGGTGCTGACGAAACTAGAAGCAAAACTGCTACAGAAATATCAACAAAAGCTCAAGGTCAATTAACAAGACTTTCTATGTTAGTTGATACAATCAATCAAGATTTAATCGTTGAAGATGTTAAAAAGATTGCTAAACTTTGTGCCGATTTCAAGAGTGGTGATGAAGATATCTTCGTAAACAGTGGAAACAAGAAAGAAACTATCACAATTACTGATGAAATTAGGCAAGCTGATTACAGATACACCTACGCTGACAGGACGGCAACTACCGAAAGAGGGAACAAAGCAGATATTGTGGTTAATGCCTGCAAGGAATTTGCACAATTTATCCCTCTTAACGGTCAAGAATTGTTTACTTGGTATATGGAACAAAAAGACGTTGAAAATCCTGAAAGATTTTTACAACAACTTGATTCAATGCCTGTTGAGGTTCAACAAATGCTTATGCAAAATCCAAATGTTAGAGCTTTAGTTGACCAATTCAATGCACAAAAAGAGCAACAAAACGGTGGACAAGCAACAGCACCAACGCAACAAGTTGAACAGCCTGTACCTGACGCAAGTATTCCACAAGCTCAACCAATGGAGTAACAAATGGACGAAAAAGAATTTAACGAAAAAAGAGATAGATTTGGCTTAGTTACATCTGATATCTACAAACATATCAAAGAAAAACAGTTAGAAATGATTATCGGATACGCTAAACGAGATTATGACGAAAAAGAAATCAGAGGAATGCTGAAACTTATCGGCAAAACTGATGAATGGAAAGAAGATTTTTTGAAACTTCAAGAAAAAAGGAAATAATAGGAGAAAATTATGGGATTAGAAGCGAACGACAGCAATGCAGTAGCAGAAAATGAAGCAGTAGAAACAGACAACTCAGAAGTTGTTGACAATCACGAGCCGTTAGGTGAAACCGAAGAAGAAAGCCAAGACGAGAACTCTGGAAAAACTGTTGACGACCAAGAGCCTGCAAACGACAGTTCAGAAACTGCGAAGCAACAAGGCAAGTTTAATTCATTAGATGACGCAAACAAAAGCTATTCTGAATTAGAAAAGAAATTGGGACAACAATCTAATGAACTCGGAGAGCTTAGAAAAGCAGCTGAGGAAGCTCAAAAACTAAGAGAGCAAATCGCCAATATGCAGCTTGCAGAAGCTCAAACTAAAGGATTTGATAACGTACAATCTTATCAAAACCATAAGGAAGTTGCTAAGTTCATTGCTAATGAGTACGAACAGCACATCAAAGAATGTGAGTTTCCTGACGAAATGAGAAATCTGTTGAATGAGTACAAAGCAAATCCGACAGATGAATTATTAGAAACAATAGAATCTCAGTTCTCTGTTGAAACAATCAAGAATGTGGCAGGTAAAAACGCAGTTTTTCAAGGACAACTTCAAGAAAAAGAAAATGAAGCCCTACACGAACAAGTTAAACAATCTGCAAAACAATATCTTGACGAAAATGTGAATAAGTACGCTGATGAGTTCAAAAATCCTGCGTTTGCTGCTCTCTACGGAGAAGCATTTAGAGCCTACGGTTGTGATTTGGATACTGACAAATTCGTAGAGCTTATGAAACAATACGCTACAGCAGTTTTGAAAGCTGACGGTATTGAAAGAAGCATTACCAATGAAAATAGCTCTGCAACTGATGAAATTGCAGGTTTGACAAGTGGTGGCAATGCAACTAAGGCAACAAACGGTAAAAGTCTGTTGCAACTGTCTGAAAAAGATTTAGACAAAAGGTTATCAGAGTTAATTTAAAAAAGGAGATTTAAAAAATGGCTATTGAACAATTAATTAAAGGTGCTTTTTCAAAGGCATTTAACAAATATATCTACAATGAACTTGTTGTAGGTAAATTGGCTCACACTGAATTGAAAACAGGTGTTGGCAAAGGTGATGAAGTTGATGTAGTAATGCATGGTATGGTTAAAACTTTTGCTTATGACGGTGGCGACCTACCTGAAGCAGAACAAGTTGTATCAGCTTCTACAAAAATTAAGATTGATAAAGGTATGGCAGTACACTTCGGTCTTAAAAAAATTGAAGAAGATGTTATCAAAAATGCTAAATCAGATGAAGCTCAAGTTGAACTTATCAGAAATTATACTGATGACGCTATTAAACAATTTGCAGCTATGGTTGATAAGGCTTACGGTGCGTTATACACTCGTGCAGGTCATTACGTTGATGATAATGGTTCTGCAATCGACCTTACTCCAAAATTAGCAAAAGAAATTTTCGCTTATATGCAATCTAAATTCCAATTAGGCGACAATAAAGGTCATACAAACTGGGTTACTGGTTCTATGATTGCAATCGTTCCTCCTGAATACCAATTCTATCTTGGTCAATTAGATGAATTCTATCAAGGAGTTGAATCAGGTCATAAGAAAATCGAAAAAGGATTTATTGGCAAATTGTATGGTTGGGATATCTTAGTTTCTAATGATTTAACTAGAAATACTGACGGTGCTATATATCCATTATTCGGTGTAAGAGGTAAAACTCTTGCAGGTGGTGTTTCTAAAGATTTGAATATGCAACACTATACACCTGAAAAGAACTTCAACACTAACTATAAAGGTTATGCTTTGTATGGTGTTGGTGCTCCAAGAGCTGATTTCTTAGGTGCTGTAAAAATCAATGCACCTTTAGAACTCTTGAAATAGTTTTGAGGGGGAGTATTCCCCCTTTCTTAGTTAGTAGTTAAACCAAAAAGGAGAAATAATTATGGCAACAGAAATTAAAGTTTGCTTACCAAGTCAAGAAGCTACACAATCAGTTGAAGTCGGTGTTGTAGAGGGAGTAAAAATCGACACTGATATGGCTATCGTTGACGCATTGAAAAACAAAAATAACTCACTCGCAATACTTGTAAACGCAACTACAGCAGGAAATCTTGTAATTAAAGCAGGTGATAATTATCCTAACGCTATTTTAGGTGATTTGAAAGTTGCTTGTGGTACTGGCTTAACAGTTATCAGATTACAAGATATTTCACGTTTCGAAAACAGAGATTGCACAGTTAATGTTCAAGGGGACGGCACATTAGCAGGTACAATTTTTGCAACAGCAAAAAGAGCAGGAATTACTCCTGCTGACCAACAGTAGCAATGAGAGGGGAGAAATCCCCTCTTTTGTAGCATTACAAGAGTTAAAGGAGAAGAAATGGCAAAAGATATTAAATATATTGAAGTTAAATACATTCCTACAGGTATTGTGTTTAATCTTCCCGAATCAGATGTTATCGACACAATTAAATCCGACAGAGGGAATTTTGAAGTGTTAGATAAAGATTTTAAAATGCCTACAGAAAAAACAGAAGTTGTAACATCAACTTTTGAACAAGTTGTAGGTGATGACAATGCAGATGATAGAGAAGCTGAATTAAAGAAAATGACTAATAAAGATTTATTAGAATATTGCAAAGCTAACAATATCGAATGCACAAAAACTAAAAAAGACGAGATAATTGCAGTGATTATTGAAGCTGAAAATGACGGAACTCAAAAAGAAAAAACTGACGAATAGGATTAAAAGGTAGTAATATGACTATAACATTTATTGATTTATATAACGAAATGACAGGTCAAGCGTGGTCTATGTTTGACGGTGAAGTTGAAGCAATAGACGAATTCGAAACGTCTGTTACTACTTCTATTCAAAAAGCACTGAATACTCTTTGGTGTTCTTATAAATTCCCTTTCCGTAGTAAAACTCAATCGGTCAAAGTTAAGAGTGGAGTAAATTCTTATTCCACTCCTAACGGGAACATAGCTCAAAAGGTCGTAAACAGAAAAAAGGTTTATGCAGTTAAAATAGATAAAAATTACCTTAGTTATGAGCCTGATTTTGAAACGTTGGAAGATGTGGAAGCAGATACACCAACAAAATTTTATATTAAAAACGATAAATTGTATTTATATCCTACACCCGATAAGAATTACACTATGGATATTGAATACTGGACGATTTACGCAGCGTGTGATGTTGACGGAAACTCTAAAGCAACACTCGAAAATGAAGATGATTATATCGATATTCCTGAAAAATACGAGTATTTGTTCAAAGCTGCTCTGTTGCCATTGGCAATGGTCTATGCAATAGCTTCTGATTCGGACGAAAACCATTCAGGATACAAACGGCAATATGATGAAGCATACAAAATCCTATGCGACTACGCAAGAGGTATTGAACTAGAAAAAAGAATTGGGTGGAGATAATAAAAATGTTTTTAGTAGATGAAGAAACAGGAGATATAACCTTAACGCAAGGTGATACTGGAGAATATAAAGTTAGTGGATTGCCTACAGATAAAGCATATACGGTTTATCTAGCAGTCCAAGACGCAAATAGAAATCCGATTGGTGATGAAATCAAGGAAGATTTGAACTTGAAAAGTATGGTTAATTTGAAATTTACTTCTACTCTCACCGATTTGATGACTGTTAAAAAGTCTGATGATTATGCCGAATACTATTTTGGGATAAAATTATGCGACAAACTTGGAAATGAAGATACTTTGGTTATCGGCAACAAAGAAGTTGGAGAAAATAACACAATTACAGTTTATCCAAAGAAAGTAGAGGGTACAAATGGTACAGGTGGATAGTGCAAGCAAAGTTTATAACGTTCAAGCTACTTCCGCTAGTAAAAATATTAGAGTTGCAACAAGCTCAAAAAGTCTTTCAAATGCTGTTGAAACATCTAACAATCAGGCTAAGTATTGGGCAGATTTGGCAGAAGAATACGCAAATCTTGCACAACAAAGCTCTGAAAATGCTGAAAATTCAGCTCTCACAGTTACAGAAAAAATACAAGCACAAGAAAACACAAGTATTCAAAACGTGCAAGACGTTACAGCCAATGCGATTGAAGAATTGGAAAGCAAATGTGAGGAGCTTCAAGAATCTTTAGCAACTACCTACGTTTATGAGCAAGCAGAAGCAAACGACACGTGGGTAATAAACCATAATTTGAGCAAAACACCGTCTGTAACTATTGTTGACAGTGCCGACAATGTGGTTGAGGGGGAAGTAAGATACATTGATGAAAACACTATAGAAA